GAAGGCGGTTGTCGCAAGCTGCGTCGTGCTCGTCAGCGCGGCTGCGGTAGGCGCTGCGGGCACACCTGTGAAGGTTGGGCTGGCAAGAGGTGCCTTAGCCGCGAGGTCGGTTACAAGGCTGGTAACATCGGCCTGTGCATGGGTGTGGACCGACGCGGCTTTACCAGCAAGATCGGTCACCAGATTGGTGATCTCGCTTTGCGGATGGACATGCGGGTCCGGTGCGAACGTCGCTGGCTTGCTTGTGATCGTCGCCCAGTCCGTGACGCCGCTAAAAGGACCGATCGTCACGCCGTTGACGCGCCCGTAGAACCCGGTGGTCTCTGTCCAAAAATCACCGTTGCCTGGAGTTGTAGGCGCAGCACCATGCGGCAGATTAAGCCCCGCGCGGGTCGCGGAACTTGCGGCAGTGATCAGCAGATGCGCCGTAGCGAACGATGAAGTAGTTAAGCCTACTGTAAATTTAACAGCACCCGACGTTGAAACGGAAACACCCGTCGCCGTGCCGAAGATGCCGGTGCCGGGTGTGGCCGCAAAGTTAATTGACGGTAGTGCCGCTGTTCCTGCCGGTACAGCAACAGTGTTGTAGAACGTTGTGCTCGCATCGGTAATCGACACACGATTGGTAGCGCTGGTCGAGAAATTAATAGTCGATGCCGCACCCCAGATGCCGGTATCGGTGTCGCTGTTCCACTCCATCGCTGGCGCGGCGGCGGTGCCGTACTCGTAGCGCATCGCGACATAGGCACGAAGGATCGAACCTGCCGCGAGGCGTGCTGTACCCGCCGTCGAAAGGTAAACGTAAGAGCCGCTAGACGATAACCCTACGGTTGGGTTGCCTTCGAAGTTGATCGAAGGCAGTGCCGTCGTGCCGAGCGGCACCGTCAAATTGCCGGTCATGGTGTCGCCGGCCTTGAGCACACGCGCCGTCAGGTCGGTCGTCAGATCGGTAATGTCGCTTTGCGCGATAGGGACGGTGGGTGGAAACGTCGCGGGCTTGCCCGTGATCGTAGACCAATCCGCTGCCGCGCCGAGCGGTCCGACGATGCCGCCGTTGACCCGCACGTACAACCCGGCGGTCGTTGTCCACAGATCGCCATCGACAGGCGCGGACGGCTCGACGCCATGCGGTATGCGAAGACTCATGCTGCCAGTCACGCTGGCCGGCAGGATGATCGGCGTCAGGAACGTTGTGTCGCCGGCCTTGAACGAGACGCGGGTGACGCCAGCGATGGCTACGTGAATGAGGCCATCCGCGCCCCAGAAGCCGCTATCAGTGTCGTTCTGCCACTTGATGCCGGGAGCCGCAGCAGTGCCGTATTGGAAATTGTGGGGCAGCATCGAAGTGATATTCGACGTCGAAACAATGAACCGCGCTGCGGCGCCGACCGTAAGCGAAAGAGTCGAAGCCGATTGATAAAGCCCGTAGCCCGTTGCGCCGACCGTGAGCGACGGTATTGTGGCCGAGCCAGCGGGCACCGTGACCGTTCCGGTGAACGTCGGCGAAGCAAGGGGGGCCTTCAGTCCAAGGTCGGCGACGAGATTGGTGATGTCGGCCTGCGCATGCGTGTGAACCGTCGCGGCCTTACCGGCGAGATCGGTCACCAGACCGGCGATGTCGCTCTGCGGATGAACATGCGGGTCCGGCGGAAACGTCAGCGGCTTGCCGATGATCAGATCCCAGTCCGCCACGCCGCCCCCACCTACGCCAAGCGGCCCGACCGTGGCGCCGTTGACCTGGACGTACATGCCGAGCGTCGTCGTCCACACGTCGCCGTTGATCGGCGCTGACGGCGCTACGCCGTGCGGCAGGAGGATCGAAGCGTTGCCCGTAGCAGACGTGTAGAACGTCGTCTTGGTGCCGAAGGTCTTCGCCCCGGTGAAAGTCTGCCCGCCGTTGACCGTCGCCACTTCGTAGGAGTTTCCGCCCCTGAACCACAACTGATTGGTGGCGGTCACCCATATATCGCCCGACACTGGCGCACTCGGCGCGGTGCCGGATGCTCCGACATTCAGACCAGCGCTCGCCGTCGTGCTGGCAGGCACGGTCACCTTGCCAGTCGCCGTCAACGCCTTGACTGTAGCCAAGCCGGTGGCGCGGTTGAGATCGATCACCGTGTCGATCTGCGTTCCAGCGTCACTGCTCCTGATAATCTGGAAATTAGAACCAGCATCAGCGCCACTCTCGGCGGCGTTGCTGCAATTGATCTGCCAGCGTGCCGATGCCACGGTTCTAAAGTTGATAAGGCCGCTCTGCCCCGCAATTCGATCGAGGTAGAAATTGGCGCTGCCCGACGTTGGGGTGCTTTGAATGTAGCCCGCAGACGAGATGTTCTTGGCGGTGAATTTGCCATCGGCGCGGGTGAAGTTGATCGTGCCTTTCACCGTTCCGTTGTCGGCATGATAATTGATAGCGAGATTAGAACCCGCATCGCTGCCAGCCTCGGCGGCGGTATTCGATGTGATGCTCCAGCGCGTCACGCCGCCGGTCTTTATGAAGATACCGGCTTCCTGCCCCGCTGCCGCCTTGTCGAGACTCAGAAACGGCGTGGCTTTGGCAATGATCAGATCGCCGGACATCGTGTCACCGGCTTTGAGCACGGCGCTGTTCGCGACTCCCGTCGCGGCGGCTGTCGCTGCGGCGGCTGCGAAGGCCGTGGACGCGATCTGCGTGGTGCTGGTGCCTGGAGCCGCAGTCGGCACGGTAGGCGTGCCAGTGAGGACCGGAGAGGCCAAGGGAGCCAGCAGCGCAAGATCGGTTTCCAGATTGGTGATGCCCGACTGCGCGATAGGCAGCGACGGTGGGAACGTCACGGGCTTGCCTGTCACCACGGTCCAGTCCACCGCTCCGCCGGAAGCGGCGAGCGGTCCGACCACAACGCCATTGATGCGGACGTACATGCCGACCGATGTCGTCCAGATATCACCATCGGCGGGAGATGAAGGCGTGACACCCGGAGGAATCAGGATCGATGCCTGCCCCGTCGCACTGGCGACAAAGGTGGTCTTATTCGAAAACGTCTTGATGCCGGTGATCGTCTGCGTGCCGTTAACCGTGGCCAACTCGTACGCTGTGGCCGACGAACCCTTGATGAAGAACTGATTGCCGACGAACCAGACATCGCCGTTGACCGGCGTCGTTGGCGTAGCGCCGAGCGGAATGTTGATCGACGCCGTGGCCGTCGTGCTGGCCACGAAGATCGGTTTGGCGCTGAACGTCTTGATGCCGGTGATCGTCTGCGCGCTGGCGAGGTTCACCAGTTCGTTGGTCACGCCGGAAGCGCGATAGCGAACCGTCGCGCCGACTTGCCAAACATCACCGTCAACAATGGTAGCTGGCGAATTACCCTGCCCCCAGTTGAAGCCCGCGCCCGCTGCCGTGCTTGGCGGCGTGGTCAGCTTGCCGGTCATCGTATCCCCGGCCTTCAGCACCATTCCGGCCAGCGCCGCGTCGAGGCCGGTAATGCCGCTCGAGGGGATTGGAAGCGTCGGTGGGAACGTGGCTGGCTTGCTCGTTATGTCCGCCCAGTCCGCTATGCCGGATCGGCCAAGCGGTCCGACCGGCGCACCGTTGATCTGAACGTATATTCCGGCGGTCGTCGTCCACACATCGCCGTCGACAGGAGCCGAAGGCGCAACGCCATGCGGCGTGTTGAACGACGCGATCGCCGTCGTCGGCGTAGCGAATGTCGTTTTCAGGCTGAAAGTTTTCGCGCCCGTGAACGTCTGCGTCTGCCCAAGGTTGGCGACGAACTGGGTCGCGCCGTTTGCGCGATAGAGGAAATTACCGGCGGTCGTTATGAAGAGATCGCCATCGATAAGCGCCGAAGGCGAACCGGAACCCGGACCTATGCAAAACGAGGCTGTCGTCCCGGAATGCGGCGGAACGGTTACGCGCCCAGTGAATGCCTGACCGGCGACGTTGGCTTTCGCAGCAAGATCCGTGGCGAGATTTGTCACGTTGGACTGCGCGATCGGCAGGCCCGCCATAGGACCGAGCGTAGCCCCGTTGACGCGCCAGTACACGCCAGTGGTCGTCGTCCAGACATCGCCATCGACAGGCGCGGACGGCGCCGCGCCGTGCGGCAGATTCAATCCGGCGGCGGTAGTCGCCGACAGCTTGGTCACCAGCTTTGGATTGACCAGCACGCTGGTCTTGTTGATCGTAAGCTGTGCGGTGAGCGTGCCCGCCGCCACCGTCTTTAATTGCAGTTCGCCATCCTGCGCGGCGTTGGTGACGACCAGCGCCTTGGAGTCGATCGAAGCGTAAGTGGTGACCGCCGCCGTGCTGGTCTTGCCGGTGAACAGGATATTACCGAGCAGATCGGCGGCAAGAGGCGAGGCCGAGTTTCGATAGATAGTGAAATTAGGCAGCGCCGTCGCGCCTGCGTCCGTCGATTCGATGGTAAGCGGTGCATCCCAGAACCGGATTAGCGTCCGGCTGAAACTGGCGAAATCGCCGGGTAGACCGTTTGTACCGCCAGCCGCTCGAAAGACAAGGACACCCTTTTCCAGCCCCGCTACAGTGCTCTCGATCTTGCCGTGGATTTCGGTGTAAACCTGAATAGTCGTCGGGCTGGCAAGTTTCTGCGTCTTCCAGATCATCTTGCCGATCAGCATGTTGTTCGTCGGCGCGACATCTTTCCACAGATGAAATTCCGGCTGACCGATTGTGTTTTTCCCCTTGGCCCAGACGCCGCTCGAATCGAACATGACGCTGTCGATCAGACCGCCCATGCCGTCGCCACTCTGGACGGTCCAGTAACCGCCGGCAAAACCCGCCTCGACCCAGGAATACGTATATTTAATCCCGCCCATCGGCAGCTTGGTGCCAGCGTCGTCGCGGACATAGAGCGTCTGCTGATACGGAATATCGTTAACGGCAGGCGATTCTGAATCGTGGAAGATGTCCTGCTGTACGCCTAGCGCACCGGGATCATCACTGTAGAGCGTCGATATTCCGGTCAGCTTCGCGTTGTGCAGATCGCTTTCACCGGGCGGTCCCTGCGGTCCCTGAATGCCGGGAACCTGAATTTCAACGAAACTGATCGCGGGCGGCGGGTAGATGACATCGACGCGAACGACGCCGTCCACCATATCGAAAGCCTCGACGTAGATCGCCTCTGCGCCATTGGTCTCGATGACCGTGATTTGGTTCATGACGCGATCCTCGTAACGTCACCGACGATGTCGACCGTACCCGCGAGCACCGTCTGCACCTCACCGTTCGGGAAGGTTACCTGCATGTCCCATCGGCCCTGATGGCCGCGCGCTGGCGTGCCGACTGTCACGTCGGACACCAGAATCATATTGATGGTGTTCGGCGGTGCGATCGTGCAGGTCAGCACGACAGGCGGTTTCAGTGAAGTGTTGGCCTGCTGAATATGCGCCGCCGCTGTAGCGCCGGTCAGATCCGTTGGGATGGTTTTCGCGGCATCGGACCACAAGGTGAATGACCAGCGAGCCGTGTCGCTGCGGTAGATTGTCAGCGGGAAATTACCGGGCATCATGGCTGAGTTCCTCCGTCAGGCTAGGCGAGGCATGGGGATATCGCCGACTCCCAGCAATCTCAGGATCAGCAGCACGACGATCAGCGTGAACACGACGGTCGCCCCGATTCGGATAAACCGAGCGGGTGGATCTGCAACTGGAATCGACTTCAGCAGGTAGTCGATCAGCCACCACAGGATCAGGAGGACGACGATGTAGAGGGTCAGGGTGATAATGGCGGAGAGCATCTGTCAAACTCCGTTCTTGCGGAAATAATGCGCGAACACGGCGGACAACATCCCGGTAACATAACCGAAAACTGCGCCGATAAGTTTAGCGATCTCAGGATTTTCAATCTTGATCATGCCCATCAGAACGGTGGCCATGAGCGCGATGAAGGAGCCGATAAGCAGGACCACGATGAGGCCTCGAGCAAGATCATCGCTCACCTACTTTCGCCCCTTGCCGTTGCCGGGTTTGTCGCCGTCAGAGGGATGACCCGGATTGGCATCCGGTTTGTTTCCTTGCCCCGGATTACCCGGTCTCCCCGTGGAGCCGTCTGGGTTGTGACCGCTGTTGCCGCCGTCACCGCCGCCAGGCGTGCCGCCACCCCCGCCGCCTCCGCCTCCGCCACCGCCTCCGCTACCACCACCACCCGAGCCGCCACCGCCTCCCGGATTGCCGCCCCCGCTCCCGCCAGAAGAACCACCGCCAGCAGAACCACCGCCGCTACCAGAACCACCGCCACCACTGTCGGCAGACCGTCCACCTGACCCTCCTGTCGGCGTGACCGGCGCGCCACCTCTTTCCGGCGCTGCCGCTGCCGCCTCTTTCGTTCGCGTGGCGCCGGGATGACGCCGACATATGATGTTCGTATTAATGCCGCGCCGCTGCAAGAACCGGCACTGCGCATCGCTCAGTTCGACACCGGGCGTCGTGCAGCCAGCGAGCAACGCCAGCACGATCAGGTATCTCATCGCTTCGGTGGTTTCTTAGGCGGCGGTCTTGGCCGATCCTGTTTTGACACTGGTTCTGTCGGTGAACAGATGTCCGTCACATCCACGCCGTGCTGACGTAGGAAGCGGCACTGGCTGGCAGTGAAAGTCACCGGCTCTTCCGAATTGCCTGGAATCATCATCGCCAGCGTCACGATCACAACCCTCACGGCGGTGGCGGATATCGCCATATCATCGGATCTTCACTGTCCGGGAAGGTCGGTGCCGGGGCGTCTGGTCTTCGCATGTAATCGATCAGCAATTGAATAGTTTCGCAGTACGACGCGATCTCGGTTTCACTGGGCCTTCGATCCATAATCACGGACACCACCCACTGATCCGATCCCTGCGCCGCGAAGCCGGAAGAGATTGCGAACTGATCGCCGCCGCCTTGCAGGCTAGCAATCCTCAAGATGCATGGGATCTTATCGCTGGTGATTTCCTCATAGGACGAGAGAAACCGCCCTAGCATGGCCGGATCGTTCAGCGCTCTCCAAACCAGATATGACGGAATCAGGATGGCCATGAGCAAGGCCAGAATCAGCACCTGCGTCAAAGACATGTGGGTGACAAAATGAGCGACGGTCGCGACCCAACCTTCCGGCGGCTGTTGCGGCACGGGAGGTTGGGGCGGTTGTTCGGTCATCGTTACTCAGGCGGTGGTTCGTCCTCCCCGCCTTCCGGGGGCGGAGGAGTGTCGTCGTCATCGGCAACTAGCGCGCCTTCGGGATGCCAGCCCTCGCCACCTTCATCGTATTGAATACGGTAGCTGATTTCGAATGTGTTCTCGCCGCGCATGATGTTGGCAATTTCCAGTACCGTCCCGCCAGTCGATCCGGTTGGATTGTTGGCGAGTTCGACGCGATCGCCGACGTTCCACTGCGTCACGATTTCAGGGATGTCAGGATAGTCATTAGAGTCAACCATTTGCCACCGCCTTGGGCAGCGAAGGTTCGCCGCCGAGTAACCGGAAAGATTTGAGCACGACCAGCGGCGGGTACATCTCGCCGATAGCAGCCCGGATGATTGTCACCTCTTCCGGGGTCATTTCACACTCTTCAGCATCGTAAGCTTTTTCGGCGAGCCGCGCGTTCCTGAGTTTGTCATTGGCGCTCATGCCCTCCTTGACCTGCGACATCGCGTTGACCGTGATGGTGCTGAGTGTCACCGGCTTGCCGTCCTGATCGATGACAGGCGAGCCGTCGTACTGGGTAATGGTCTCTCCGAAGTTTATCTTCATTCCTTTCCTCCTAGGTCACGATTGGTCGCGGATCGATGTAGAACGTAGCCGATGGCTTGGCGGCGCGCACGTAAATGGTGACCGGGCCTTTCTCCATCGGTGTGATCGTCACCGACATAGCGAACGTCATTATCATGCCGCCGGTCCACGTTCCGTCACCTGGCGGATAATTCGTGGCGCTCGTAGCGAGATTATCCGCCAGCGTGGTCGACACAAACTTTGCCAGCGGGAAACCGTTCGTGCCGAGATACGACACCTCGAGCCAGATATCCGTGTTTAGCGGAGTCGCGGCGTCGTCCCAGACCCCTTCAATAGTGATGATCCGTGGCGCGCCCCCCGTCGAATCGTTCCAGAACGTGATCGGTATGGACATGAACGCCGCTTCCTTGATAGCGGTCGCCACCGTGACGAATTTCCACGCGATCGCCGTGGTGCCGTCCGATGCACCACCGGCCCTGACGATAGCCGTCTCGGTGGTCAGCGAACATGCGTAGCTGTGTTTCTCGTTGCGATAGTTCCTGTCGCCATTATCGCTGTGAATTATATAGACTTCCTGCGCGCCGTAACTCGGTATGGCCGCAGCCAGAGCGCCCCCGGAACCTAGCTTGCAATCCTTTATGAAGATGTTTCCAGCGAAAGCGGATGTGCCATCGGCAAGCTTGTTCGCGCCAAGGACGCTTAGATCGACGCCTTCGACATGCCACGTACCGTTTCCTGAACTAGCGAACAGGCCCAATATCGGAACCGAGCCTTGAAGCGCCGTAGAGACAGGCGTGTTGAACCAGTAAGCCCGACCGCTGGACGCCATCCGCTGAGACGTACTGCCGAATTGAACCGTGCAATTGTCCAGAACGCACATGGACGCGGAACTGGTCCCGCAGGTGATGCGCGACGAGACTGAGGTGCCAGCTAGCCGGAAATGACAGTTTCGGAAAACCCCCAGAAAGCTGGCCCCGATCAAACTAAGCGAGGAGGTGCCGGTGGAAGTACCCGCTGAAAAGCGGACGCCATAGAATTCGCTGAGAGTACCCGTTACGGTGATCGTAGCGGTCCCAGTCGTATTGATCTGCGCCGTCGTCCTGAGATCGGCGGAAACCGGCGGCACCGATCCAGCACGATTGACGCAGTAGACTTTGCACGGAGCCGCTGCTGTTCCGGGGAAAGTAATGGTCAGCGCTGCCGATGCTTGCGTCTGGATGTGATCGTGCGCAATCCAGAAAACATCGCCAGCCACCTTGCCGGTCACCGCCGTTTCCAACGAGATATAGGCGTTGGCCCAATCGACGCCCGTAAGACCGCCTGCGGTCGCTCCAGACCAGACATACCAGTTTGCCATCGGTCAGCTTTCGTGCGGTTAGATTATGTCGCCCGTCAGTGTCAGCGTGAGTTCCGGCCACCAGGCTTTCTCGCCGCTGCCGCCGTCATACATAACCAGGTACGTGATCTCGTCGGGGCCTTCGACTTGCCGGATGCTCCTAATATCAATGATCGTACCGATCCCCCCGCTGTTAACTATTTCTGGATTACTCTCAACATGGTCGCCAAGCTTGAACAGTGGTTCTTCGCCTGTCTTGGGTTGCAGTTCGCCGGTCTTGAGTTCCATTGGACCACCTATCAGGCGTAGCGAATGCAGGCGAGCATCGCGACATTCGTCGGGCGCGTCTCGGTGCCGGTAACGCCCCCGCTAGCCGGTACGGACGCCGACGCGGTATGGGCGTGCCCAGGATCGGTAGACGTCGTCAGGGTGTGCGAATGTGAACCGCCCGCGTTAACGGTAATGTTGTGCCCGTGGTTGCCCGCAGCACTGGAGCCGTGGGTATAAGAAGTTGAGTGAACGCCACGATCGCTTTCATCGGACGCATCGTGTTCAAGATAGCTGCCTGTCCAATAAGGACCGAAGATACTGTGGCCGTGGTTGCCTTGCGCGTCAGTATAGGCGGTGTGCGCGTGCGATCCTCCCGCTACCGTCGTGGCGGTGTGGGCGTGCGCGCCACCAGAGTTCACCGTCACGGTCACCGTATGCGAGTGATGCTTGACGTCGTCGGTCTGCGTGGAACCGAAGGCGCGCGACGGATCGACGCCGGCGGAATCGTCCCACGCCCGGACGAAGCGCCCGCGCAAATCCGGTAGCTGGAACGTATTGACGCCATCTCCGATGCCGAATTGCGTGCCGATCGCGGCAAACAAAGCAGAGTAGGTTGTTCGCGAAACGATCGCGCCGTTCGCCTTCAACCATCCGGCTGGCGGCGTCGGGCGCGCGTAGTAGGCGATCTCACCGACGCGATCGTCACCATAGATCGACGGAAACGTCCAAGCGGTGTTGGCCAGATTCCGCATCTTGATCGAGCCGTTAGGCGTGACCGACGTGTCGAGCCACAACATCCCGGCGAACATGGTCGTCGGCTCAAGCGGACCACTAGAGATGGTGACCAGCGCTTGAAGCGCGGCCACCATATCGACACGCACCGCCACGCCTGGCCCATTATCAATCGCTAGGTCATGTTGGGCCATCTTATTTTACTCCACCACGCCGCCGGGGGGCGGTGTGAACTTGCCGTCCTCGTAACGGAAGCCGGGACCGGCATAGGCTTCCTTATCCTCGATCATCGTGAAGCCGGGTGGCGGCTTCCAGGTTTTCACGTTGCCGTCCCACTCGACCATATTAGCCACGAAACCAGATTCGGTGTGTACCATCGCCCACCGTGCCATGTTCTTCTCCTCAATAGTATTCAATCAGGATAACCGCCCCGGCACCGCCGACCGCGCCTACGGCGGCGGCTTGGCTAGCGGCGTTGCACCCGCCGCGCGCCCCGCAACCCGGAAACGTTCCGACAGTGCCAGGTGCCGTCGTCGTCGTGATATTCCCTACCAGCGTATTGGTTAAGGCACTTGAGCCGCCATCGCCACCAGTCGAATACGCCGCCGTCAGGAGACGCCATGCGATCCCCCCGGCTGAACCAGGAATATTGACATCGCCGCCGCTCGCCGAGCCACCGGCACCACCGCCAGCGGCTCCCTGAACGCCAGCCGCAAGAAGAATCCCCGCGCCACCACCACCGCCATTCTGCCCGCCGAAGATCGACGCACTGCCTGCGGCGGGTGTCACGGCGCCGCCGGGGCCGACCGTAATGGATACCGTCGCACCCAACGCGGAAGCCGCATACAGCTTGGTACTAACACCGCCACCACCACCGCCTGAATAGCCGGACCCTTGCGCGGCTGCGGTCAGCGGCGGTGCGCCTGTCCCACCACCCCCACCGATGACGATTACGTCCAGCCACTTTAAACCGGGAGGCTTGGTCCATGTCTGCGACGTCGTAATGATCGTCCGCTTCATGTTGGAACCAATGGTGCCGGGTGGTGCCACCCATGCACTGTTCGCCTGATTGCGCATGCGCAATTGGCCATCCGGCGTGATGCTCGTATCGAGCCAGAACATCCCGGCGCGTTTGGTCGGCGGCTCCGTCGCGCCAGAACTGACCGTCACCAGCGCCAGCAGCGCGGCATTGGCATCAGCCCGGAACGTCGCGCCGGGGTTGTTGTCGAGGACCATATCATGTTGAGACATCGCGCTTCCTCAGTAGCCGCTGGCGTGCCAGTCGAAGGAACGTATCTGTTGGTTAGGAACCCCGGCGTTATCGGTTATGCGCAGGATGAAATAGTCCCGCTCCTTTTCGACCAGCCAGATGCGGTCGGTATCCATTGCGTCCTGCACCGTGATGACCACCGCCGGGACATTGAAAAACTTGATGCGGTAGTAAATGATCACATCAGCGCCGGGGTAAGGAACGTCGCCGCCTTCATCGTATTTGCTCTTGAAATCCCCAAGGATACAGAGCGTCTCGACACCGAGATTCTGCCCCGGCGGTGCCGATAGCAGCGCGCGAAATTCAAAGCCGCGCCCGTAATGCTCGCCGGACGTGAACGACACCCAATCGCCCCATTGCGCATTTGGATCGGTTGGATCGTTACTCGTGATGCGTAACTGAAGGCTAACCTGACCTTCATAGTCACCTTCAAGATCGTCCCAATTCGACCAGGTATCCGCGTAGGTCATGCGATCATCGAACCAGTCGCCGGGGTCCGCGAACGGAAAAGCCAGAATGTCCGCGCTCAACCGCACCGAGAAATTCGAACCCGCGTCAAACGGTTCAACGAAACTATAGACACCGTTGTTCGGTCCCGGCTCCTGCCCCGGAGGAATCGGTGTGTTATCGATATCCGTCCAGGTGTCGATCATGGCCAACTGGTCGTCAACGTAACCGCTGTTGACCGTCTTGATCGTCAGCCACTCCTGCGGCATGCGGATGTCGGTGTTGTTATGATTTCCCAGCCAGTCGGGATTCTCGCAGATGCGCGCCCACTGGACGTAGCGGGTATCTTCCTGAACGCCGACGATCAGCGCCCACGTCGCCGAAGCGCGTTCCACGATGTCGTAGGTCCGCAGCATCCACGTACCGGGCTGGTAGGTTGCTTCGCAACTGGTAGCCGTACCTGGAACACGCGGGATAACGACCTGCGCCGACGTCCACGTCGCACCCGCCAGAGACGCCGTGTGCCGCAACTGAAAATAGCCACCAATGATGACGTCCAGTTCCGTGACGGGTAACCAGTCGAACATGGCCACGCCGTCGATGACGTGGATTCTAAATTGCTTCGGCGCTGGGGGCAGGGCGAATCGCCCGATGATTTCCTTGCTGATCGTCGCCGGGTCACCCTTGATGCCGATGCGCGAGATCGCGGTGACGCGGAAATCATGCATGCCCTCGACCACGGGGAGGTCGATCGCCAGACCGTCAGTGCGCTGGACAGTCCAGTTTCCCGGTGACTTGCGGTACGCAACTTCGAATGACGTCGATTTCGATTCCCACGAAAAGTTGGCCCTTACGCCAACCGATATCGGCGACGTCTGAATCAAATATTCCTTGACAACGAGGTTGGTGCAAGCCGGTGGCTTACGCTGAATGTTGGTAATGTCCGGTGTCGAGAAAGCGATGCCGTACTCGATGTAGCCCCACTTCTCGGGGAAGTGACGCATCGCTTCGATTTCGTATTTGTCGTTTTCGATCTGCTTGGTGGTGATGACCCGCCACAAGGTTGGTTGCAAGCCGACAGGATCGTTCAGAACAAACACGGAATCGGCAAGCGGCGGCGCCGGGAACGGCGCGGTGATATAGATGCCGTTGGGCGCGCCGGTCCACAGATAAGCATCGCGCGTAACGATGATGGTGGTATTGCCGGACGGGATGATGCACGACAGAACATAGCGCTTGTCGTTGACCATTGGCGGTCGCTGATCGACAAGGACCACGGTATTGTATACCGCGTGCAGGCCGACGACGCGGCCACCCATCCGGTCACCGGCAATAGTAACGTCAGAGACCCGGATGATGTCGCCCGGTCTGACCCATGCCGTGTCCAAGCCGGTCTTGAATGAGATAACCTCGGATTCGAATTCCTCGGTGTAGAGCGCCCATTTTCCAGCCCTGATCGACTGGCTTTCCGATGTTGATCCGAAGCCCGGATCGTCAGCCGACTGGATGCCGAAGCGCGACATCTGCGCGCGGTTCTCAACGACTGCGAAGCGCTGCTCGCCTAGCATCGTCATGTCGGCGAAGGCGGTCGAGGCCTGCGTGTGACGGGCGCGAATGTTAGCCCCGGCGTAAGAAAACGAACCGTCGAGAACATTGGCGTTGGAGTACTGGGCGATCGGATCTGCGGGAGCGTCGGCGACGGCTACGAGTTGCCCGCCGGCCCAATAAGCAAAGCCACGGAAGATGCTGGCGATCTCGCCCAACAGATCGAACGCTTCCTGTTGGCTGGTGATCTGGACGTTGCAGGTGAAGCGCCGCTCATAAGCGCCTCGGCCATCGGGCACACGCTGATCGCAGAAGACCGCTACCTTGTAGAGCGCCCACTTGTCGACCATGTCAGGCGAGATGAAACTGCCAAGTCCGTAGCGGTTATTGACAACCAGGTCGTAAAAGACCCACGCCGGATTATTCGTCCAGTTGAACGCCCACACACCGTTCCAGGGGCCATAGTTGACCGCCGCGAAGGGGTCGTAATTATTCGGGATCAGGACCAGCAAACCGTCCGTCAGATAGGTCCGCTTAGGCAGCGTACCGAATTGTTCGGCATCGATCTGAAGACCGACGCAAGCGCGGCGCGTGTAATTCACGCGGTCATCGATGATGGTCGAGTAGCTGTCCCAGTAGGTATCCTCGACACGGTCGGATGTATGCTCGTCCGTCGTTAACCGGCTAAGACGGATCTGCCACGGCCCGACGCCCGGTAGCCCGAAGACATGCGCCCGCTGGTATTTCGACATCGTCTTGCCGCTGATGGTGAAATCGCCGACCATCTGGAAACCGAGACCATTCGGCGCGACCTCGATGCGATATTGCACCTGATTGCCGTCGATCTCGCCGGTCTTCGTATTGGTATTGGATAGACCCGGAACCGATACCGTGACACGGGCGCGATCGGCATCGAGCGCGGTGATGGAGCGCAGCAACGGTGTCGCCTGCTTCAATTGCAGATTTACGGAGGTCTCGGCTTCCTGCGAGTAGAAGCCCGACATTATAGGTTGCGCCGGATAGCCGTTGACAAATTGCACGTTGACGTTGTTGAAAGCCAACGCGCCGGTCGTTGCCGATTGCAGCGGGGTGCCGTCCAGGATGACGCCTTGCAAGCCATTGACGACGCCCCTGATCGGCCCCTCGCTGATCAAATCGACAATCCGGGCGTATTGCCTTGATCGTAGATTGTCTTTTTCTTCGTCCATTTTCAGGCGCTCATGGTGCCGGATTCTGGATTGGAATTTCTACTTCTGCACCAGCGATCCATTCGGGTTCCTCCTGCACTATGTTTACCAAGACGCCGGGAACACCGCCTGGATTTACAATTGGAAGTTCGGTCACATAGAAGCCGCGAACCATGTTCCAGTTGTAGACGGCGTCCTCGGTCTCATAGTCCGGTTGCCAAACCAGGACTTGCTTGCGGCTCGCGTAGTCTTCTTCGGAAGCCCATATCGTTTTAACCGGAACCCAGCCTTCAGGTTTGAATCCATAGACAGGGTCGGTGATGATCGCGGGCCAGTCATCGACCGGCGTAGGACGCAGATGCTCAACGCCGGCACCATCGTTAAGCAAATTCGGCCAGTCCTCGTAAGGCTCTTCGATGACGACATGCGATGCCGGATTCTCGACCATATAACCGGCCATTATCGGCGAGCCGTAGAGGTAACTCCGCATGCCTTCATCGACAGCGTAGACACCCAGTACCGAATACTGGCGAGGAACGACGGCGGCGCTAGCCGTGACGAACGACATCTGCGCGGCCACGGGCGCGCTCTTGGACGTTAACGCGCGCAGGCTCTTGGACGTTACAGGCACGCCCCTCGTCGCCTTGGTGGAGGTTATGGGCGCGGTCATCATGTCGCGCCGAGCGCGGAGCAGTCCATCATGACCTCCGCGATAGGTCGGCTTTTTATAGGCCGGTTTGCTGCTGTTCCCGGACGATGGCTTCGACGCGCCCGACGAAGGCGTTGTGGTAGCCACATCGACAGTGTCCTGACCGGCGGACACGACCACGCTGCCAGCGTACACGCGACCGTAGATCAGCGGTACAGCCACGCCCTGCTGACTGACGTTTTCGGGGCCTGAGAAGACGTAGCTGTCGTCCATCTCCTCCGCTTCCTTTGTCTGCGGCTTCTTCGGCCTGAACAGCAACGAGAGGCCGATCATCAACCCCGTCACCAACAAGCTTCCGATGATGGTCGCCGCCGTCGCGCTGAGAGCCGGAAACAAAGCGGTCAGGCCAAGCGCCACGAACGGCACCTCGCCTTCTATCGCCGGTACAAAATGAATTTCTTTCGACGCTGGCAAAATAGCTGCGTTCTCGCCCTCGCGCCAATCGTCGTCGACCAGAACGCCGTAGCGCTCATGCTCCGCAAAAGCCGCGATGAACCCCGGATAGTTGGCGTCGAGCGCGTATAATGCCTCGCGTGGATTCTGCACCGCGAAATGATGCAAGGGGCCAAAGCGATCGGCCAACGGGCCATGCAGATGAACGGCGACCAGCTTGCCCATTCAGAGCAGCCTCTCATGGCGCAGATGCAGCCGCGTCCGTTCCAGCCACACGCCGCCGTAGAGTTCGCGCACCGACAATTGGCGGTAAAGCTGGTGCAGGATCTTATCCGGCTCGAGGAACATCGCCAGATGGTTAACGACGTCGCCTCTGAACGCCATCGCGAACACGTCACACTGCCGTGGCTTGGTGCCTTTAGGCATTGCCACATAGCCGGTGGACGCGAACTTCTCGACAATGTCGTTGCCGCCGTCGCGCCAGAACATCCAGTCGCGATCGTAATCCGGCACCACAATCCCCGTGAAAGCCTTCAGCGCGTCACGCATCAGACCGAAGCAATCGTTAGACCCCCACGCCCATTCCCGCCCGACAAGCGGCGCCTCAAAACCCTCCGGTTCGATCGAACACCAATGCCCGTCCGGCCATGAAACGATGATCCAGGGCAGACCGCTTTTTTCACACATGACGCGATCGGTCTCGCCCGCCACCGCCGGGTAGGCGACGTGGCTATGGACGATCGCCGTGACCTTGCGGCTGATGTTGATATGGCAGAAGGCACGGCGGTCCATGATGAAGTGGCCGTGCTCGTTCGCCAGATTAGGAACCGGCAGGAACGCGCCGTCCGCGACGATTACGCCGCAGCTTTCCATAGGCTGGCAGGCGGCGGCGTGCTCGAGCGCTGCCGTGATCGTTGCGGCATCAGGCGTCATGTATACCGCGCGATCAGCGAGGCGGGGAAAGCCGATGTCCGCAAGGTGCCGGTCGCGCCGAAGCGGGCGCGGCACGCGGCCAAGGTTTTGCGGCATTCGTCCTTGGCCCAATCGCCGGTCGGATTGCCGTCAATGTCCTGCACCGGCCCGCCGACATAGGAACAGGCGGCGCTGCGGTAGACCCACTGGCAGGTGCTCGCCAGAACCTGATACCTCGGTAACTTCACCCCCTCGACATCGAACGGAACCGCCAACTCCATTTCGATGAAGATCGCGTTCTCCGTCGCCTTGCGGGCGATGTAATAAATTTCGTCGGGGAAATAGGTATTCGGATCAGCATACGGATTGCCGCCCGGAAAATTCACCGCATCCAGATATTTGCCGAGCGTCCGTTTGCGGATGATCTTGGCACCGAGCGCGTCCTGAAGATCCCGGACATAAGCCCCGAGCGTGCCGCCGATGTTTGACGCCTTCAACGTCGGGCGCGGCAGCTTGCCAGCGGCATTGGCTTCAAATCCCGACGCCTCGATTGGGAACGGTTCATAGGTGGCGCGCTGCCAGACGATCGGCATATTGCCGACCGGCTTGGTGCCGGAATGCCAGCGCAAAACGTTACCCCCGCCGATCGCGCGATCGTCGTAGATGAACATCTCCACCAGCGACATCGGTGCCAGTTGCGAAATATCGGATTTGACGCTCATCCGGTCACTCCATAGGAACGGACGAACTCCGCCGACAGCGTGCCGTAGTAGTACGCTTGAGGGAGAAGCGGGTTGGCATGGTCCCAGCGGCGGATCGTCCAATTGACCGACCACTTATCGCACCAGACATCGTATAGGACGCCGGTTGCCGGTTCCTTGAACTGGAAACTATTGCCTCTTTGGTTCTGGAGATAGGCGAGCATCGACTGGATGACGTCCGCTGGCCGCTCCTCAAAAGTCACATTGAATTTTACATTCAGCGCATTGATGCCATCGAGAATTCGTTGGGCATAGCCATCGCCAAATTGCGCGACATCGATCCGCCATTCTTCGTCCCGCGTAATCGGCGTATCGGGAACCGCGCATACTACGGTGCCGTCGAACATCATGTCCTCCCAGTGCGGAGCAGACCGCCTGGTCGGCTCTCGCGAACCATTTCGAGTTGCACAAGCTTCTGGATTCTAAGCGCGAAAATCTTGGCGTCTTCGTTGCTCGCCGCCACCGCTCCGGTCTGCGCCATGTCGATCGTCATGCTGTTCTGCTGATGCACACTGTTGTCGATCGTGCTGCCGACAACCGCGTTGCTGCCTGCGGCAGGCGTCGGCATATTCACTCCCGGTGAAGACATTACCACGCCGCCGGTCGCAAATTTCGGTGCGTCGGACCACCCCTTGCGCAGGTACAGTTCCTCGAGCATGTTGACCACTTTGCCGCGATTGCGATCCACGATATCTCGCGGAATGATCACCTCGCCCTTATGCGCGATGATCGGCACTTCACCTGGCCGCAGGCCCGCCATGCCACCCTTCGCGTAGCGCCGCGCACCGGCCCATGTCGATGGGGCGAATGATCTGCCGTCGCCGTGGCTAGCCATGCCGACCGTGCCGCCCGCTGCCGCTCCAGGCGCGGCAATACCACCGCCGATACCGCCAAGACCACCAAGCAGCGTGCCTAGTATCTCTTTGCTGAACAGCGTTTCGATCGCCATGTTGATCAAGGAATCAACAATTCGATCGAGCATATTCGAGAACGCCTCGCCCGCATCGACGCCTTCCCGCAGATCGTTGATGAACCCGCCAAGCGCCGTCTTGGCGGTATCCGCAACGAAGGTGAAAAATTCCTTCTGTTCGGTGGACATCTCCTTGGTCTTGTCCTTGAAGCCTTCCTTGGCTCCTTGCGCCAGACCATAAGCCGCTGCCACCTCGCGCGCCGCTGCGGCCTCTTCCTCGGTAGCCGCCGTCCCGTCGCGGGCAGCGGCTGCGAGGATCGCCGTCAGTGCCTGCGCTTCCTCTCGCTTGCGTGTCACCTCGTCTATGGCATCGCCGAGATTACCGATCGCCTGTTCCTGCGCGTTGATCGAATCGGTCTCTTCCTTCCATTTCCGTATCGCGCTTTCGAACGTCGATTCGCTGGTCTCCGCCCCTTTGGTCGCTAGCCTGAAACCTTCCTTCTTTCCCTGCGCCAGACCATAAGCCGCCGCGACTTCTTTCGCCGCTGCGGCCTCTTCCTTGGTGGCGGCTGTCCCGTCGCGCGCCGCTGCGGCAAGGATCGCCTGTTCCGCCTGCGCTGTCTCGCGCTTCCGCGTCGTCTCGTCTATGTTCTTGCCGAGATTGCCGATGGCCTCTTCTTGCGCGTTGATCGAATCGGTCTCTTCCTTCCACCGCCGCATCGCGCCTTCGAACGTTTTCGCGGATTGTTCATCCGCCTTTTTCTTCGCCTCGGCTTCTTTCTCGGCGGCTTTCGTACCTTCCTCGCGGCCAACCGTCTCGCCGTGCTTCTTGGCGATCGCCTCGATCTCTTTGTACTGCTCCGCCGTGGGCACCCTGCCCTTTTCCTCCATGTCGCGTTCGAGGTTGCGGCGCAGTTCGGCGTACTTCAGCTTTTGCGCTTCGGCGGCGGCTTGCTCGTCATAGGCGTCGGTGATCTTGCCTTGGATTTCGGCATCTTGGCGCGCGTCATCGACACGCTGTTGCGAAGCCTTCGTCGTAATCGTCGCTTCCTCGGTCCGCATCTTCTTGTAGAACGCCGCGATCGATTGCTCGACCGTGCGGTCGCCAAGCAGGCTGGGATTATCCCCCGCCGCCTTGGCGCCGAAGATGCTTGAGACAGACGTACCGGGGGCCGCAGTCATCAACTGCCGCGCGCCCGAAGCGCCAAGAACATGCGCCATATATTTGGTAGCGTTGTTGACCTCTATGTTGTGCTTGTCGAGATACTCGACATTGTCCTGCGTGAATTTCTCGAACGCAGCCTTCTGGACCGCGATGTTGTTTTTCTGCGCCATGATTTGTTGCGCCGTAAGCCCGGCGAACTCAGGCAGCGATTGCAAATACGGGATGTATTTTTTGAACGTGCTATCCAGAAACTGGAACTGGCCACTCGCTGTCGAAACGGCATTCTGAGCGTTAGCATCTCCACCTGATTCAGCGCCCATGACGAGCCTTGTGTACTCGTCCATGTCGTTGCTGACTTGCGCCCTAGCCAAATTGCCCAACGACTCGGTGTTTAGCCGGCCCAGTGCATAGTCGCGCTCAATCTCGGCCCGCAGCTTCTCGGCCTCGGTCCGCGCCTTGTTGATCATCTCGATGAAGACTTGCCAAATATGCTCGACTTCGGTCGCAGTACTTTTGGAGATGCCCTGCATCTCCTTCATAGCCTTCTTGTAGTCCTCCGCCGCCTTCTTCCGTTCAATATTAATCTCTGATGCCTCTTCGCGCGCCTTTGCATCGGCTTCGGCCTGCGCTCGCGCAACGAGCATCAGTTCGTTCAACTGTGTACGCAGACCGGCGGCAGCATCGGTATTCGACAGGTACGAGTCGTTCAGTGAATCGTAGACTTGCTGCACATCCTCAACGGTCAAGGTGTGCGTTTGAAACGCCGTGACCAGTTCATTCACATTTTGGATGTACGACTCGATACCAGCTTTGGCTTGAGGAGACGTGCTGCCGCGTGCGACCTCGGCGTTGAAATCGTTAACCGACGCAGTAAGCTTATCGATAATAGGCTGAAGCTTCTTGTAATCCTCGGCGATCGCCAGTTCGGTCGATTGCTTTCTATCCGCAGCCGCATCCGCCTCTCTTCGTGCCTCGGCGAATTTCTTGACGGCGGGCAACAGGTCGCCATAAGCGTCAGCTATCTGGTAGAGCGTATCGACCTGCTTCTTCATCTCCTTTTCAGATAGTTCGCCGCCTTCCATCCACTCCTTGAAGTATGAGACGGCAACGCCGGTAACCGCGATCAGGCCCATCGACACAAGGTTCATCGGCGACAGCATGCCCATGAGAGCGCCGCCGATCGTCTTGGCAAACCCAAGCATGCCGCCGCCGGCGGCCTGCAACGCCTGCGTCACCTGACTGCCCTGTTGGGCCATGATGGTATACATCGACGTGCCCGCCTGGAATTGCTGGGCAATGTCGTTCATCTGGGCAGTGAGATTGACGGTCGCGGCCTGCGTCTGCCGAGTCGTGTCCCGCATAGCCGCGCCGACCTTGTTCGTGTTGGCGGCGAAGTACTTGACTGCCAGATCGACCTTCTTGAAATCACGAACCATGCCATCGGTGGTAGTCGTGGTGTCGGTCGACATCTTGGCGAGCGCACGCTTGACGGCGGTGACGTCAGCCGAGATGCTTAAAATTAGTTTTTCAGAGTCGGTTGCCACCTAATCGGTCCTCTTGGTCCTGGCCCCGGCGCGAGACCTAAAAAGAGCGTTACCGCCGGGTTGACCGATAACCTCATTGAATGCGTCCGTTTTGCACGGTGTTGTCGTCTATTTCCTTTTCCTGCATCCATTCCCAAATTTCGTCTTTTTCTTTCTCACTCAGCTTGTTACCCGGCTTCTCGGCGTCTGGGTTGTGCGCCTTGTTCCAGCCCGCAAACACGGTCTGGGCTTGCCAGATGCTCATCTCGTCCATTTGCTGCGGCGAGAACCCCAGAACGGCACCGCCGCCGTAGAAAACGGCGGCTCTTAATTTGCCGTTTGGGAGATCGTCGATTCGTTCGGTGTTCCCGCCGCTGCCGATTCCCCCACGGGTTCATCCGGGGCGCCGACAAGGCCTGCCTGCATGATGACCTGGGCTAGCGCCAGGCTCTCGAGGATCGGATTGGCCTCGACAAAATCCTTGACCATTCGCGCTGCTCGCGGCACCTCCATGCCGCCGCCGATCAGACCGATGCGGATAACTTCGCGCACATCCTCAACCCGCCACGTTCCGGCATGCAGGCGTGTGGCGACCTCGTACGGTCCAAGATCCAGTTTCTCCTGAAGCCGCATGATATCGCCGAAGGCCATGCGGAATTCATGTTCCTCGCCTGCGAAAGGCGCGGTGATTTTAGCGCTGCGGCTCATAAGGCTGTGGTGCTCCATACGGCGGTGCAGTCGCCGTCCGACTGCGCATTGATTCCGAGCGAAACCCGCTCTCCGGTTTCAGCGCCAAACGCCTGCGACGTGACGTGGAACAACCCCGTAATAGTTGATCTGCCGATGGCGAACTCCACCTCGACCTTCATCGGCACGCTGGCGATCGAGAGCGTGGCGGTGTGCCAGTAGGGAACGGATTCCGCAGCGGCGACACCTTCGCCCGTAATCGAACAGGAGAGGCTTTCAACCTCTCGTCCGAGCCACATTGGCGCGGATGGATTCTGGCAATTCTTAATGGCGTGCTCCGACAGATTCTTGTTGATCGTGCAGTTTTTTGAGACGAGGCCGCACGGTGCCATGTAGGTGACGCCGCCAGCCACGTTCTTGACTGTCGCGGTAATGCCGATCGTTGCCGGGTATGCACCGCCCGTACAATCCACGCCGGTCAGCGTGAAGGTATTGGGCGGGACATTAGCTGAAGCGATCACCCAAGTGCCGTTGGCTATGTCCATAGCGTTAGGCTCAGTGATGCCTAGAATGGTCACCTGATTGCCGTCGATGAACTTGGGGATATTCGCCGCACTGACTGTGCAGATCGCCGGGAGCGTATTCGACACCGAGACCACTGGAACAACCAGATCGGAATACGCGCCCAGCCAAATCCGCATCTTGCTGAACTTGGCAGTGACGGGAGTCGCCATAAGGGATTATGCCCAAACAGCGGTGCAGGTACCGTCACTCTGGGCGTTGATCGCAAGCGTCACACGCCCTCCCGCGTCGGCGGCGAATGCCTCTGAATCGACATGGAAACGCCCGGTGATTGTCTTCATTCCAACCGGGAACTCGATCTCGACTTTCATCGGCACACTGTCCGTGGACAGCGCCGCGACATCCCATGCCGGAACCGATTCCGCCGCGGCAACGCCGTCGCCCGAGATCGTGCAGGATAGACTTTGAACGTCACGGCCAAGCCAGATCGGCGCGTCCTCGTCGGTGCAGTCCGGTATGGACACCTCGGCGAGGTTCTTGCTGATCGTGCAGTTCTTGGAGGTCAAGCCACACGGCGTCGTGTAGGTGACTACGCCAGCCTCGTCCTTGACTGTCGCAGTGCCAACCGCGCCGGAAGCAGCACCCGCCGCCGCCGTGTTGCAGCCGACCAACGTGACGTTGTTAGTCGGGTTGTTGACGTTGGTAATTGTCCAGGTGCCGTTGGCGACGGTCATGCCCGCCGCGATGATGCCCGCGATCGTGACCTGTTTGCCGTTCTTGAACTTGGCTATGTCACCCGCCGACACGGTGAAGCGCGTCGGGTTGGTATTCGTGCAGGTGACAAGGTTGACGACAAGATTGGGGTATACCCCGAGCAGAAGACGCATTTTGCCAAATTTGGCGGTTGTTGGGACGGCCATGACTTTCTCCTCGATGGCTTGATTGGATTAAGGCGTGGCGGTCCAGACAGCCGTGCAGGCGCCGTCGCTCTGCGCGTTGATCGCAAGGGTCACGCGCCCTCCTGCGTCGGCAGCGAAAGCCTCGGAGTCGACATGGAAGCGCCCGGTGATCACCTTGTTGCCGACACCGAATTCCAGTTCCACTTTCATCGGCACGGAGTCCGTCGACAGTGCCGCGACATCCCACGCCGGAACCGATTCCGCCGCGGCAACGCCGTCGCCCGAAATCGTGCAGGACAGGCTCTGCACATCACGTCCCAGCCAGATCGGCGCATCTTCGTCGGTGCAGTCTGGGATCGAAACCTCGGCGAGGTTCTTGGAGATCGTGGCGTTCTTCGACGTCAGGCCGCATGGTGTCGCGTAGGTCACAACACCGGCTTCGTTCTTGGTTGTCGCGTTGCCGACAACCGCCGCAGGCGTAGCCGCGCCAGCCGTATTGCAACCGACCAGCGTAAACGTGTTGGCGGGATTGTTGACGTTGGTAATCGTCCAGGTGCCATTGGCCACGGTCATGCCGGTGCCGGTGACACCCGCGATAACGACCGTCTTGCCGTTCTTGAATTTGGTGATGTCGCCAACCAGCACCGTGCAGCGCGTCGGGTTGCTGTTCGTTGTAGCCTGAAGAGGGGCCGTCACATCGGGAAAAACCCCGAGCAACAACCTCATCTTGCCAAATTTCGCAGTGACGGGAACAGCCATGACTTTCTCCTTCGATGGCTAGCGGCGCTCGATCAGCGCCTCAAACCCCATGATCGAGTGATTGGTCAGCCCGTCCGGGTCACGGACCGTCGTCGTCTGCCGGTGGCGGATATCGGCCAGAGCGTTCTCCGTCAGAGCCAGTTCGACCTCTTTGTCGTGCAGAGCGGCGCGCACCGCGCCTGCGATGCGCTTGACCTCGGGATAGCCGACGTCACGCGACCACACGTCGATCTGCTGATAGACCATGCTGCTGTAGATGCAGTCGGCATCCTCTTCGTTGTCATCGACTGGCCCGAAGCTGATGTACGGAAACTGCGTTTCGGGCGGGACCGTGTCGTAGATGCGCCCGTTGACCAGAGCCGAAACAGCCGGGTCCGCTTTCAGATGGGCGAGGATCGCCCCCTGAAGTTCAAGCGTGCAATCGATGCTCATGCCGCAGCCGCCACTGGTACAGGAGCCGTGGCCTTCTTCAGACCTTTCTTCAGGACGGCCTGCAATTTACGCTTGAAGTACTTTCGTTCCGCCCGGTAGGTCGGGAAGATATGCGGTCGCGCTGGCGATTTACGCACGCCGAATTCAATCCAGTGCCAGATAAATTCCCCGTAGATGCCGGTCGCAAAAGGATCTGTCGTTCCAGACTTCATGCCCTTAAGCGTTCCGCCCTTTCCCAGATCCTCTGGCTTCAGCCTCTTGCCGACGATCGATCGCCGGTAATGCCCCGGCCTGCGTCCCGGCTTGCGCCATTTCGCCAGACCGACCGGCGCCCGCTTGCGCATCTTCTCCGCGAGCGACTTGGCGATCTCCAACTGCGCCTTCGCCATCTCAACTTCGATGTTCGGCCCGACCGCCCGCAGGCGGGCCATCACCGAGTTCCGGTTTTCCCACTTCGCGGTAAATGCCATGACGCTCTTGCCTCGTAGGCGATTTCACGTAGGCCGCCACGCCGCGCGCAACGGCCTGTTCGGCGCAGCTTCGGGTAACGCTGACGACCATACCTTTGAGATAGCCAAGCGTGACGGCGGGCTTCGGCTTCCAGTCGAAATCCTTTTCGAAGCGAACCCAGGCCATCAGCCGATCGCAACACCGCTGCGGCAGAACATCTCGAATACACTGCCCGAGTAAGCGTCCTTGGTGATCGTCATGATGTTGTAGAGTTCTCCGGTGCGAGCATCGCGCGCCCGCCAGTCGGTCGTAATCTGCTTCGATTCCCCGCATACGCGGACCCGCAGGATGATCGGCTGTATGCCCTCGAGGCGCGCTGCCATAACATCCTCGCCACCTTTCATGACGATCATGTCGGCGCGCATCTGAAACCGTTCCTTGAAGTCGCCAGCAACCAAATTGCCGTAGCCGTCATCGATCACTTCGCGCTCATCAAATGCGAAGCGATGATCGAAATGGCCTGCGCCGCCTCGGTAATTAGGCATCTCGGTTCACGGTTTCTGGGAATATCCAAACATCGCAGATTCCATGCACGCGATCAACCATCATACGCCCCACATCCGGGCAAGTTGATCGAGGTAGACCCGCAGCATGTCGGTCGCGGTGTCCTTGGCCCGCCGCGACGGACAGAAATCATTGATCGAATAGCCTTCGCCGCACACGCGGGTAACCAGCGTGAAGCCGTGCAGGCCAAGCACGCTGCGGCATTGCCGCAAATCATCGGACGCGGCCATGTAACGCTCTGATAAAGCAGGTGCACCGCCACCGTGGTCGCCCCATTCGGCAAAGCCGACCGATTGCCGCTGCGCGCCCTCGACAACTTCCCATGCGTTGCGAAACTTGAACGCGGCGCCGACTTGCGAAGCGTTCAGCACGCCGCGCGCCGCCATCGTCACGACAGACGATTCACGCAGATTGACCACCGCATTGGCCAGCCGCTGGTTCGACGCATTCTCGGGCAAACCGGGACGGAAATCCGGGTTCGGCACGATCATCACCTGCGTCTTGGTTTTGCGGTGATCGATCATCAATCAGCAACGTGGAATCCAGTGCGCCAGTAGCAAGTCATTCAACCACTGGGGCACGATTGAAATGCCAGTCGTATCGACGGACTCACGGTGCTCGTAGAAATGGGACGCTATCCGCAGAATCAAGTTACGCACCATCGGCGGCACCTTGAACGGATCGTCATAGCCAACGGTCAAGGCCACCTGAAGGCCGGCCGGAATGACCATTCTGTCCACCCGCGAAAAATAGACGGCGGAGGTCATGTTGACATTCGAGGACAGCTTGTACTCGCTCGTCACATCGACCATCAGGCTGTCGATAACCGTTATGGCGCTGGCAGGCTGAAGCGGGCATGCGAGGCGCACCGTGCTGGGACCGACCTCCGGTTCCCACGCGATCTTGACCGTCGACACGCGCCAGCCGGAATGGTTTTCGAACAGCGCGATCGCGGCTTGCAGAAAGCCGACGATCTGGTCGTCGTCGTCGTAGAAATCGACGCGCATATGAAAGCGCGCCATGTCGAGCATAGCGTTAGCCAGCGTGTCGTTATCAACCTCAACAACTTCGTAGGTCATCCGCCGCGCGTCTCCCCATCGTACCGTCTGAAGAACGGTTCCATGTCCAGCATGATGGTATCGCCGTTGGTCAATTCGATCACGTACGACCAGTCCTGACGGGAGATTTTCAGGAAGCCGATCCCAGGGTCACCCCTATCACCCTTCAAGCCTTGTCCTCCGGTTTTACCCGGATGGCCACGGGAACCCGCACGCGCGCCGAGCATCCAGCCGTCTCCTGGAAGTTCGCCGGGGGCATCGAACTTGGCAATCCATTCGCTGCCGTTCTGGGAGACCCTATCCATCTTGAAATAGGACCGCTGCGGGTCATAGGCGCCGCACAGTTCGCCGGTCAGGCCGTCCGTGCCGCGCAACGCAACCGGCGCCCAGTCCGCGTGTGGCGGCTGGCGCGCCGTATCGCACTGAGCGCAAAACGTCGAGCCTGCATGGAAGACCAGATCGCCCGTGTAGTGGACCTTATCCGACCACGGTTCCGGCGCTCGAAAGACACCTTGAAGCCCTTGATCTCCGCGATCGCCCTTGTCACCTTTGATAGATTCGCCAGCGTCACCTTTCTCGCCCTTGATTGATTCACCCGGCGGGCCGCGCTCGCCGGTCTCGCCTTTGATCGATTCTCCGGGCAAGCCTCGCTCGCCACGCTCACCTTGGTCGCCTTTTTCGCCGCGCTCGCCGACGATCGATTCACCGGGCAAGCCTTGCTCGCCCCGATCGCCCTGGTCGCCCTTCTCGCCACGTTCACCGACTATCGATTCTCCGGGTAGACCCCTCTCGCCCTGATCGCCTTTCTCGCCGACGATCGATTCTCCGGGCAATCCGCGTTCGCCTTGGTCGCCCTTGTCACCTTTTTCGCCGACGATCGATTCTCCGGGCAATCCACGCTCGCCGGGATCGCCTTTTTCGCCGCGATCGCCAACGATCGACTCGCCGGGATCTCCTTTTTCGCCGCGTTCACCGACAATCGACTCGCCGGGATCACCTTTTTC